TATAGACGTCCAGAGCTTTCTTCTCAGCCTCGGCGTACCGGGTGATGTACTCGAGCGGGATGTGGAGCTGCTGAGCGAGCTCCCACTGAGCCTGCTTGCCCCAGGTAGCCGTCTGCTGCAGGAGTGACTTGATGGTCTCCGTCGTCGTGGCGCCCGCCATCTGCATCTCGCGGAGGGCGTTCGCGACCCGTATGCCCTCCTCGCCGTGCTTCGACAGCGCGGTGTACAGCTGCGAGTACTCGCCGCGGGGCAGGTCCCGCACTAGGCTGGCGAACCGCTCCAAGTTCCTGGCCGATCCCTCAGCGCTCTGCCCGAGCATCTCAGAGACGCGCTTGAACTGGGCGATCTCCGGCCCCGTCGCGCCGATCGCCTCCTTGAAGTTCTCAGCCTGCCGGAAGGCCGTCGCGTAGCTCTCAGAGACCTTCGCCAAGGCAGTCGTCGCGCCGACGGCCAGGGCGCCGAAGCCAGTCCCCGCTGACACGACCCGCAGGGCCATCCCCTCGGCCGCGGTCCCGATGCCAGCGATGGACTTGGTGATGGCACCGACGCTCGGCGAGACCTTCCCGAGCTCACCGACCATCTTCTCGACGCCAGACTTGACCGACGTCCCGAACGAGCTGAGGGCGGCGTTGAGGCCGCCCATCGACATGTTCGCCCGGTCGAGCTCCTGCCGGAAGGACGTGAAGCCCTTCTGGTTGTCCTGCTGAGACTCCTTCATCTTCCGCTGAAGGCTGTCCCAGGACGACGCAATCTTGCCGAGGCCGTCGGAGACCTGGTCCTTCAGGGTGAGGGTGACGGTGTACGTCTCGTCAGCCACGGCTAGCCCACTCCGCCTCTTCGTCGATGATCTCAGCGAGCTTAGCCGTCCAGGCCATGTGCCGAATGACCTCGCTGAGCGGCTTCTGCAGGAAGACCTCAGGGTCTACCTTGTACCGCATCGCCAGCCTGTAGCAGTCGAGGATCGACTCAGCTACAGGTCTGGCATAAAAAAATTCGCCACCATCCAGGCGGCGTTGTTCCAGTCCTTGGGGTCCATCACGCGGATGGTCGACGGCGGGACGTTGGCCAGGTGGGCCAGCATCGCCGTCATGACCCGCGTGTCGAAGATCATCTTCGGCCTGGTCTCGTACAGCTCGATCAGGACTGGGTTGCCGATCCTCTCGATGTCACCGGCGGTCGGCTCGCGGAAGGTGATCTCCTTCACCTTGTCGCCGCCGCCGTTCGGAACTTCCTTCCGCAGCGGCAGCACGCCCTTCCACGGGCCGCTGCCGTTCGGCTTCGCCGCCTGATCGGCTCCTCCAGCGTCAGGCTTCTTGTCCTCGTCGGCCATCGTCAGCTACCTCCTGTTAGATCGGAACCAGCGGGAACGTCTGGCCCGCCGCCCCCATGATCTCCTCGCAGAAGCTCCCCTCGAACCGGACCCGCGTCTGACCCTCCCTCGAGTTCAGCTCCTGGGCTGACTTGCACCAGGCCTCGTGGAGGACGTAGACGTTGCCGTTGGCCAGCTCCGCGGTGACCGTGGAGTTGACGATCGCCTCCAGGTTCTCCATCGAGAGCTGCGGCAGGAGCGAGACGTCTCCCTCGATGTACGGCACCCTCGGGAGCTCCGAGTAGCCGTGCACCATGTCCTGGCCGGCGATGCCCGCCCGCTCGTAAGCGGACGGGGAGACGGTGAAGTTGCCGCGGAGCGGCAGCAGGGCGCTGTCCAGCTTGAGGAAAGCGATGCCTGCGATGCGGGGCGCCATGTCGTTACCTCTCTATCCACAGGGTTGGCTGCTGAGCTCAGGCGACCTGAGTGTCGACGCCGCGGTTGTACTGCAGCCGGAACTGAGCCAGGACCGCGAACACGCGGAGCTGATTCACCAGGTCGGGCGGGTACAGCACATTGAGGCGGTTGGGGTCACTGGAGTCGCGCTCGACGATCAAGTTGTTCTTGAACGCCGTCACGTTCTCGACGAGGCCGTTGTACTCGTCGAAGCGGTACTGGGCGACCAGCTCCGCCTTGGCCATCTTGGGGGTCAGGATGGCCTGCCCGGGGCCGAACCTCGTGTCGTCGTCTGCCAGCTTGTGGCGAGGGTACTTGTTCGTGATGGCCTGCCGCTGGTTGCGGATCAGCTTGGCCAGAGTGGCCAAGGTCGTCACGAGCTCGTACGCGTCGTCAGACTGCCCGTAGAGGTTCTTCTGGTAGGTGGTCGACTCCCTCATGATCACGGGCATGTTGTCCGCGAACGTCGCCTGCGTCGCGAGGCCGTTCTGCGCCAGGGACATCCGCTCGCTCAAGAGGAAGCGGTCGTGGCCGGGCGCGGGCAGGATGCCCTCGAGGTGGAGGGACTGCAGCGGCCGAGCCGGGTCGTTCATCAAACCCCTCGCAGCCTTGGCGGTGTACGCGGCCGCCCACTCGAAGAACGGCATGGGCGCCGTCTCCTCGAACGCCATGACCGAGACGACGCCGCTGTTGCGAGTCTCCCCGAACAAGACGAGGTCGCTGTAGATGCCCCGCTTGGCCGCGAAGATGTGGCCGTAGAGCTGGCGCGCCCACCCCCACCTGCCGTCGTCGCCGAAGCCGAACTCGGTCTCCCAGGCCAGGAGCGAGTTCGAGTCGGTGTACGGCATGGAGACGTACTCGAACGGCTGCTCCCCGAGGTTCGCGATGCCGTTGTCGAACACCGGGACCCCAGCCCCGCCCGACAGCATGTTGCTCGGCGGGTAGGTGATGGTCAGGCCAGGAGGGAGCATCTCCCCGCCGATCGTGCCGTAGTACGAGTCCTGGACCCTGATGTCATCCCCGCTGGTCCCCTTCCACTTGCAGGTCAGGGTGATCACGCCGGTGGCCGGCGCGGCGGTGACCGGCATGTACGGGTCAGCGTTGATCGCGTCCGCCACGGCCTGGGCGACCTGGGTCACGGTGTCGGTCATCCCGACGTTGACCGAGAGGTGCCGACCCCCGACGTAGAGGTGGATGGTCCCAGCCTCAGTCGGCGCCGTGGCGATGGTGACGGTGCCAGTCGCCGCCGTGCCGGCCACCGGCTCAGCCATGGGCAGCGCCCAGACCTCAGTGCCGAAGTTGTTCGCGAAGAACGCCTTGAACGCCAAGGACAGCTCGCTGCCGATGCCGAACAGGTGGTCCGCGTCCATCTGCCGGCCGATCGGGATGGGGACGTCCGGCGTGCCGGCGCCCTTGTAGGTGCCAGCGGTCGTGATCATGGTCCCCGCGATGAGGGCCCGGAGCGGCTGGATCGGGTTGCCCGCCATGGACGGATCGACCTCGACCCAGTAGAGCGGCTGCCGCATGACAGCCGGGATGTTGCTGAACGAGATGGGCATCTCGATCCTCCTGTGGTTGCGCTACTGGTTCAGCTGCTCGGCTCGCCGGTGACCTGCTCGCGGCGGTACGACCTCCGCGTGCCCTCCTGGCGGGCCGCCTCCTGCCTGTCGGTGGCCTGAGCTTGCTCCTCGACGATCTCAACGTCACCGTCCCTGATCCGGCGGCGAGTGAAGGCGTCGTTCGGCCACTCCACGTCACCTCCAGTGCTAGGGAAGCCCCCGGCACGCGGGTGCCTCACCAGCCGCTGAACGTGGTCTTTCAGTGCTCTCACACGCATCTGAGCTTCTCCTCTCCTTCACGTGATGGTCGCGCCTGGCGTCGGGATGTCCAGCGGCCCCAGGGAGTACGGTCCAGCGGTGACCGGCACCGGTGCCACGGGGATGTCCCACACGGCGGTGATCTGCTGCACGCTGCCCGCCTCGTCCGGCGACGGGTACATGGTCTCGAGGTGGACGAGCCTGAGGTCGTCGTGCGCGACGAACTCATAGTACTCGCGGAACTTGAACGTCAGCTCGAGCCGCATCTCCGCGATGGGCAGCTCGTTGTTCAGCCCCGCGTTGCCGTAGTGCTGCGACCTAGCGTACCGCGGGAAGCCCTCGACGGGGGCGACCTCGTCGTTGTACACGGTCGGGAAGCACAGCAGGCCGTTCATGATCGCCCGGAAGGCGCCGTCGAGCTGCAGCTCAGTCTCCTCCGGGTCGTTGTTCATGATCCAGACGGAGAAGCCGATCTTGGCCTCGACGGTGAACTTGGGCGGCCCGGCGTTCGGGTCGCCGTCCGGCCCCGCCGCCTCGCTGATGAGGTAGACGCCGCAGTACGGGATGCTCTGCGGCTCCAGCTGCAGCTGCTTGGTCGTCGCGAACCGCTTGAAGTTCGCGAAGTACGGCAGCTGCTTGACCGCGGCCAGGGCGTTGTCCCTGGCGATCAGGGCGAGGCTGTTGTTGGTCGCGTCGACGACCCGCCTGAGCCGGACGACGTTGCTGCTAACCATGGGGCGCGAGCCCGTTCAGGAACGGCAGGGACGCCGCGACGACCCGCCTCAGCTTCAGGGTCGTGCACCCCTCGCCGTCGCGGTCCGTGTCGATGACCTCCCAGTCTCCCTCGTCGGGGACGTCGTTGTCGGCCGGGATGGTGACGACGTCACCCTGCGCGGGGACGACTGAGAACTCGACCTCCCTCACGTCGAGGACCGTCTGCTGGTCCGACGTGATCATCCCGTCCAGCCCCATGACGTCGATCGCCGACGAGTCGAACACGCCGCGGCACGGCAGGCCAGGGTCGTCGGCCCGCGCGCTGTAGGGCGGCGAGCCGGGCTGGCTGGCGACTGGGTTCACGACGATCGGCCGCGCCCACACGTCGAAGTTCGGCAGGTAGACCAGGGTCGAGAAGTTGACGCTCATGATCACTCCCCTCCGACTTTGGCGGCGACCTCCGGCAGCTTCTCGAGGACGGCCGCCTCGACGGTCCCCACGGCCTCGTCCACCGAGACCCGCTGGATCGGCCTGCGCTTGACGACGCGGCCCCGCGGCTTCTTCCACCTCGGAGGCGACGACCGCTTGACCTGGACCCCGCTCACGTACGTGAAGTGGGCTGACTGGTCCTGGCCGGCTTCCGCCGGCTGGAGGGCGATGGGCGCCGACCACACCGGCCGCAGGTCTGACCGCGCCTGGAGGACGGCGTCGCTGAACACCTGCGGGACCATCTGCTCGACCTCAGCCTGCCGCTCCGTGAAGTCAGCCACGGCCCGGGCCAGGTCGGACAGGTCGACGACGAGCTCGATCACACTTCCCACCTCGTGTAGTGGACCAGCAAGTTCGCCGCGGCCTGAGCCGCCATCGACTTCCCGCCAGGTCCAGCGCTGCTCAGGATCTTCGACGGGTCGAAGAACATGACCCGGCGGTCGCGGAAGCTGAGGGACCGGATGCCCGCCGTGCTCTCGATCGACGCCTGGATCTTGGTCTCGCGGACCAGGAGGCTCGTCGCCTGCTTCAGCGGCAGCGGCGCCTCGTCCGGCAGGACGTAGCCGCCCCAGTACGTCACGACGACGGGCTCAGCCCACGACCCGTTGAAGACCGAGATCTTGCCGCTGCCCTCCTCGAGCTCGTAGTCACCCGGCGCGAGGGGGTTGCCGCCCGAGTAGACACTCTCGACGTCAGCCGCAGTGACCGGCCAGTGGGAGGTGAAGACCCGGCGGCCGCCGACGTCCCGCCAGGTGTCCTGGACCTCCTCCCGCGCGAAGATCCTGTTGCACAGCCGCATGACCGTCGCCGAGTGGACGTCGATCATCATCTGCAGCTGCGGGTCCGTGACCGCCGACGACGACCCGAGCAGGAGCTTCGCCTCGGCCAGGGTCAGGAAGCTGACGCTGGTCGCCGGCGTCAGGACCTTGATGGTGCGGTCAGCCACGGCGCCGCCCTCCGCTGGTCTCCGCCTGGAACTGCTCGAACAGCCCGCGCAGGGGCAGCTCGCTCTCCTCGCCGTCGGACGTGACGGCCTTGACGGAGTAGGTCTCTGGGTCGACCTTCCACCGGATGATGCCGGGACCGGGGTCGCCCTTCTCGCCGCGGTCTCCCTTCTCGCCCCGCTCACCCCGCTCGCCCTTCTTGCCGGGCAGGGTCAGCGACTGCCAGCCGTCGCCGGGGCACGGCCCAGGGTCGTCCCTCTTCGCGACGAACGACCCACCGTTCAGGGCAACGACGTCGAGCTCCTTGTAGTCAGCGCCCTCGCGGTACGTCCCGCGGGGCTTCGGCGTCACGGCGTCGCGACCGGCAAGCGCGAGGCAGACCCAGTCCTGGGTGCCGGGAGGCCGGCCGGTGTCCCTCAGCGCCTGCCAAGTCGCTCCGCCGCAGGTAGCGACGTCGCCCTCGTAGGAGACCTCGCCCTCCTGCCAGACCTTGGCGACGGGGAGCTTGCCAGGAGGACCCTCGCTGCCGCGGGGACCTACTTCTCCTGGATCGCCCCGCTCTCCCTGATGGCCTCGAGGTCCCGCGTCACCTTGCGGACCTGCTTTGCCCTCTTGGCCGCGCTCGCCCTGCGGGCCGGGCTCACCTTTCTCGCCTGGCGAGCCTTGCTCGCCGCGCTCGCCCTGCGGGCCGGCTTGCCCTTGCTCACCCTGCTTCCCTTCTTCGCCTCTCTCACCTGCCTCTCCTCTCTCACCTGCCTCGCCGCGAGCACCCTGCTCGCCGCGCTCTCCTTGCGGACC